AGCCAGCTTCTTCTTACTGTTACTCTAAACTTCTCTACCTCTTCTGGTGTCATTAGAATCCTCTCTTGATTTTCTTTCTGCCTTTCTTACTGATAGCTTCATACAAAGCCATGATTAGGGAGTTTTCATCCCACTGTGCAGAAACTCCATCTAATGTTTCTTTCATTGACCGTCTCTTTACTTCTACAATTTCTGTAAAGTATTCGTCAATGGTATCTGTAGCGATTGGATAGGTAGCATTAACAAATCCTTTGATTTGTCCTATCCTAACTAATCTTGCTTCTGCTTGTTCTTCATTGGCAGGATTCCATTGTCTTTCCGCTATGATACAGTTATTGCAAACTTCCTGTAACCTATCAACTCCTTCTCCCATTGCTAAAGTAGAAGCAATTAGAAATGGACTTGATTCCGGCTTTAGGAAATCGCTAATCATATCATACCGTTGGTTCATATTCAAACCAGAATGGAATGATAGAGGCAATGACATACCACCATCTTTACAAACTTCACCTAACTTTGCCCATATTCCTTGCATAACATCCTGGTGGTGTGCAAAGATAATTAGCTTTTGTCCAGGTGATTCTAACGCAAACTCTTCCGCTAATTCTACCGTTGGAAGAATCTTATTAATTCCTACCAGATGGCGCATAACAGAAAGCATACCAATAATCTCTATTGGATTCTTCTTTCCGGCTTTTTCCATCTCTCTGATAAACTCATTTTCCGCTGCTTGATAAGCGGCTTTAAGTTTCTCAGATTCAAAGTCAACGTGGTAGAATATTCTGTTAGCTCCAGTTACTTTAAGACCAATCTCTTCTGCTACATCTTCTCTAGTTCTACGAAGGATAAAGTCTTTAGTATATTCTTTGAATGCTTCAGGATACTTAATACCAGTATATTTATCGTAACCGTTTACGTTCTCTAGCCTTACCCATTGGTCACGATAACCTTTCCTAGTCCTAAACAAATCAGGTCTTAATATGTGTAGGATGGTATAGTATTCGTCAGCGTTATTCTTGATTGGAGTTCCAGAAAGAGCAATGACTTGTTTACCTTCACAAATCTTCTTAAACTCGTTTGTCCTTTTGGATTCTCCCTTTACCGCCTGGACTTCATCGGCAATAATAGTCTTAAATCCAAAATCATAAAACGGGTTTTTAGTTTGTTTGGTTTCAACTTCATGGCCCCACTTTGTTTTAATTACAATATCTTCTTCAGTAGAGAACCTACGGAAAATATCGTAAGAGGCAATGTAAACGTTAAAACCTGGAATGGGAGGATTTTTACCATCTTCTATGATTTGGGGAATATAATCCATTCCACACCAATCAAGAAGATTGACCATCCATTGAATTTTAAGGGAGGATTTTGCTACGATAAGGCAGGGGAAAAATGTATCTTCGCAATACTTCATTGCGTAATACATTATACCGAGAGCTTGGACAGTTTTTCCTACTCCCTGCTCATCAGCAATTAAACAACGAAATCCAGAATCAATGGCAAACTGGATTCCTTTAATTTGATAATCGTAAGGAGTGTAACCTCTCTTCTTATTCTTAAACAGCTTGAGATATTCTTCAGCGTTTTCTAAAACTTTCTGAACTATCTCAATAGCTTCTTTAACCTCTTCTTCTGTAATTAGATTCTCTTTGTTAAAGGTAACTAAATGGCCGCATTCTAGCCGGCGAAAGTTACCTATTTCCTTTAGTATCTTTTGTGGAGTTATGCAGATATTACATAGAAGTTTTTGTGCCATGTTTCTCTCCTGTTAATTCCGGCTTGGACTTTTATATTAGCAGAAACGAATAGGATTGTCAACTGTCCACTTTAGGTGACACTTAATAAACGGTTGACAAACCTATTTGTTTGCTATTACAATTCCTCTTGGTCTTTAATACCAAATGCCTTTGCTAAAGCTACTGCAATAACAAAGGATTTTGATACTCCGTGTCGCATTGCTTCTTTCTCTACCGCTCTTCTTATCTCTTTCAATACACAAGCTGGCAATGCTTCTCTTCCGCCTGGAATTGGTTTCTGCCTTCTCATTACTTTGTACTTTGCCATATTAGCCTTTCTTTCTCTTTGTCCAAATTGTTCTAGCGGCAAGAGCAATGAAAGTGTAAGGATTCTTTCCTTTAACACTTATGAATTGACCAAGACTAATCTCACTGTTAAGCCAAGCCTCAACCAATTCTATCTCTTGCTGAGAGAAAGTACGGTTAGACTTTCTGGTGTTAGTCCCTTTTGCTTTTTCTAGTAGAGTCGGCATCTTTTGTTTTACCTGTGCCTTTCTGTGGAATAGAGCCATATTACTTCTTCTTTTGACCAATAACGTCTGTTATCAGGTCTTTATAGGGAGGATTAAGAACGGCCTTCTTTCTCTTCTTGTTGGCCCACATTTTCTTTTGAGCTAGAGACATCTTATTCCTACCGGCTGGTGTTTGTGTCCAGTGTTTCTTTTTCTTCTTAGGAATCTCATGAATGATTCTATGGAAACGGCCTTCTTCTTGTTCTGGATTAACCTTTTTCCATTTTCCTTTCACTAAATTCTTTTGACGCCTAAGCTCCAGGTCATTATAACCCTGTGTAAAGGAATCCAAAATCTCTTTCTCTCCATACTTCTTTACTGCCCCAGCTAGAGAAAGGTTTTTATCTATTGTTCTGCTAATAGAACGTTTGGCTTTTCCATTATGAGCCGGCATAACATCTAACAGTTCATCTAATGCGTCGGCTGCTTTACGGAGTCGCTTAATACACTCGTTAATCATTTCTATTTCTCCACAAACACAATCTGCTTATAGACATGGGAAACATGAGAGTATTCACAGTTAGCACAATACCCATTCATATCCGGCTTTGCACTAAACTTATCACAAACACCGGCTCCCCTTAAAGATAGTAACTGGAGATACGTTCTTGCTTCGTGCTGTAACTCTTTGAATGTCATTATTTTCTCATGCTCTTTGGTAGGAGTTCGCCAAGAGTTACATAACTAATGGCAGGGACTATCTCAATATCAACGTTCTGATATTTCAGACTCATCTTAAAAGTCTTTTTGGAGATAGCGTTGGTTATGTTAATTGCACCGGATGGAGTTAAGGTAGCAATTTCGACAATGCCAGATTTTCTCCATCTTATTACTAGAGCTTTATCCGGCCTTTCCTGTATCTTTCGTCTTAACTCTTTGAATGTCATATTACTTTGCCTCTTTAGCTGCCTTAATCCGTGCCATCATCTCTTTCATTCTATCAGCTTTAGCTTTTAGTTCTTCTTCCGTTACCTTTGGCTTTTCTGGAGCAACAACCGGAGTTCTCGTAAGAATTTCAATATCTGTTAGAGGCTTTTCTTTCTCTACTTTCTCTGACTTATCTTTCTTCTTTAAGCCCCGTGTCATTTCGTTAATGTCAAAGCCAAGAAGCTCCTTAACATCATCTCTCTTAGGCTTAAGAGTTTTGTTCTCTCTCGGCTCTATTTCCCAATTAACCTTAACATTGGGGTCAGTTATTAGAGAGTCACGTTCTGATTTAAGGTATGGTGCAATTCCTTTCCTACCAACAAGCTTATATAGTCTATCATGCACCATTGCCCATTCACGACGAGCAAAAAACTCAACTTTTGATATTTCTACTATTCTAGCTTCTACCGCTTCTCTATCCATTGCTTCTATAGCGGTAGTTCTTTCTTCAAACCATTTAACGTATAGGTCTTTGTCAATGTCGTATTGTCCCATTCGATTCTCCAATCTACCAGAAAACTTAGCACATTCAAAAGAGCAAAAAACATATGGAAATTCTGTCTCAGTTAAGCAGAATTTACAAATACCGTTTGCTAATAGTTCATTCATTTAGAAAAGGCAGTTATACGATACTGCCAAACGAAAAGAAGCAATTAGTTCTGCTCTTCTGCCTTCTTTCTTTTCCTTACTTCTTTTCTAGAGATTCCCCTTTCTCTCCTTTCTCTCGAAATCTTGCCCCATCCCGTTTCCTTACTTCTCAATCCATTATCCCAATCGAACTGAGCGGCCTGCGAAAGACTAAGCGTTTTGAATTCTGCCATTTTCTTTTCCTCTTTTTTCTTTTGTCTTTTTTGGAAACAGGTTAGGGATTACATCTCTTTCTCAAGGAGAACCCTAACCTGCTCATAGGTTTTGGGAGATAATATTTTTATACACAATATCAAGTGGTTCGCTAACTCTAATCCTTACACTTCCCATAATCCGCAAACTATGGCATGTTCCAGTGTAATTAAAAGAGACCTATAAGAAGCGAACGGCCTGCTTTTGTGTCCGGTTATTAGCCGGAGTGGATACTTATAGTTTCTATAGTCATAAATTTGATTATAGTTTTACCATCGTTACCTACCAGTTAGAGCAATCAAATCCACGCATCCCAATCAAGAAACATAATGTTAAGTTTGCTAGACTGTAACTTCTGTTTAATGACTGCCTTAATCTTCTGCTCCTCTTCCCAATAGAAAGAATTGCTACTAGAGGGAAAGTTACCGTAAAACTTGTATATCTCTAGAGTCGGAACTACATCCCAAGAGATATACCTTACCAATGCTCTCCAAAGGAAATCACCAGACTTATCTTTCTTTCCAATTATGGCAAACTCTCTTCTGTTGCAGAAATGGAAAGGGATATGTTTGTTAATGCCATCGGGAGCATAGCAAGAACGAAAATGACGAGAGATAGAGCAACGGAGAATATCTTTATGGCGGCAGGAAAACACAAAATCATCATAATCAGCTTCGAGTTTTAACAAAGCTTCTACTCTAGGCTTAAATGTGATTCTGTTACCGTCAAAGATATTCACCGTTGCTCCTTTCTTACTACGGACGAAGAGTTACCAGAACGTACTCTTTCACAATCGTTCTGACAATCTTTGAGGGAGAAAGAGCCAAGATTCTCTCTCCTGCTTCTTTCGCTGCCTGGATTGTTGCTTCCAGTTCTTCTTCTTTCACAAGCACAACATTAACTTTCATATTACCTTTCCTCTCTCTTCTGTTTAAGAACTGCCAAAAGAACGGTCTTGTTTACCTTACCCATAAAATCAGTATAGGCAGGGCAAATAAGAGTAAGCATGATTAACGCTTTTGAAACGTCAATCAAAGATTGCTCATCGGCAACCATCTTGATAAGAATGTCCTTTGTTACTTCAGGACAATTCTTATCTTCTAGCATTGTCATAACAGACTCTTGAATTACCTGGAACGTTGTCATACTAGCACTCCTTATACTAGAAACAGGGCCAATTCCCTTTCTTTTATTCTCTCTTTAAGAAAGAACAAAAGGAAAGGAATTAATCCTTCCCCAATCTTTTCAATTTGGCTCTTTCATCTCTACGTTTAAGATGAAATTTGTTGCACAAAGCTCCGAGCAAAACGTCGGCAGGTCTTTACATTCTTCGCAAAGACATCTTTCTGCTAACTCTTTGTGGCAATAATCACAAGAACGGACTTTCTTTCTTGCGTTTGTGCAAGTAGAGCAAAGACAATCGCAGAAATCAGGCTGCATACAGATACGACAGTTTTTCATATTACTCTCCTTCTCCAAAGATGTGTTTTTCACTCAGTAACCCATTTCCCTTTCATAGTGACTGTTTCTCTGCTCGTTAAAGAAGTCTTGGATAAACTCCTCTACGATTTCAGCTAACCTCTTATCCATTGAAGGATAATCCGGCTCAGGAGTTACTCTATTCCCTTTGCAAGAAACACAGGGAACATCATACATTCCTGAAAAGTAATTCTCCCTAAAATCAGGGTCTTGGTCAAAATCTTCGGAAGATAATCCGCCGGAGTCTATAGACGGATTAACATGTTTCCCTCTCCCTTGACAAACAGAACAAACCTCATAAATACAAGGAACGTCTGTTTCTCCTTCTTCTGTTTCAATGGTAGCAATCATTGATTTTTCGTCAAATGATTCGTACCATTTATGACTGATTTCTCTATGGTCATATCCCATATTAACCCCTTTTCCTTTTTACTGTTAAGAACCGATTGCAAAGAGAATCACGGCTGAAACAAAACAAACCATGATTAGGAGAACCATACCAAAGAAAGACTCAATCCAGGTTTCTTTCATTATTTCTTCTCCATTCCTGTATTTTCGTCAATCTCGACCGGCTCACCGTTTGCCACGATAAAGACGAAATTCTTTTCTTTATCCGCGTGAATGAAAGGGACATTTACTTTCCTTTTATCGTCCCAAACTTTCGATTTTGCTTCTTCTGCCGAATTAGCTTCAATTTCGGCGTATCCTGATACCTGATAGAATCTAAATCTTCCCATTTTCATCCCTTCTCATATCAAAACCAATCATTATTTCACTAGGTCATTGGCCCAAACTTAAATCATTCTACCCTTTTTCGCTTCTATTTAGTGCTAAATCGAATCATTTTAGCGATATTTAGTAGAATGAAATTCGCTTGTCCCAAATTACCTATGTAGGAAAGTAGGAGAGACTTCTTCCAGACTCCCTACGCTCTCGGCTCGCTCTTCTGCCCCTCTTCTGAGCCGGTTCTTACCGGAATGGCCCTAACCCGCTCTCGCTAGGGAAGTTAGCTGCAAGCTCCCCTATCCTAGCACGTTAGTCTGTAGACCACAAGTGTCCTCGTTAGGTGACGGTGGGTTTTCTTATTTAATTGTTAATATTATCTTCTTCTTTTTTTTTTTCTCTTTTTTAAGACCCCCCACCACCACCTGTCATCTACATAGGACACCCAAGGCCAAAAGACATAGAGCAGAGTAACCCTACCCTGAGCTTAACCCCCTGCTATGTCATACACTTACGGACGTTAGGCTAAGAAGAGGGGAGTAAGAGGGGAGTAAGTGTGCCAGAAGTATGATATAGGTCTAGCCTAATTATTTAGTGTCCGTAATCTGGGACAAGCCCTATCTTTAGTGAGAAAAGGAATCATTGTTGCTCTTTTTCTATCAATCTCATTATAAAAGGAATCATTATTCCGTTTGGGACAAACGCAAGAATCATACCATTATCGTTAATCTATGCTCTCTTTAGTGCTATCGGATTTCGAGGGGAGAAAAAAGTACCGGATTAGTCAGACTTCGGGATTTCTTGAGTTACGGAAGCTCTTAATTTATTGTCTTTTCTGCTGGCATGTAATCTGCAAGAGCAGGAGCCGTTAGACCGTTCTTTGACAATCGACAGTCTGTTAGGTTCTCCCGGCTCCCTGCAATCCAAGGGGAGTGTTATGGACAGAATGAGCAGAGAGCAGAAGCTCCAGTATTTCGGGGAGCTTTACATCCGGCAGATTCTCCACAATCGGCACCAGCGAGAGCGAGCTAGAGCCATCGTGAGACTTTTCGAGGAGTCTACGGGAGAGAAAACCGTAGAAGAGTTACGGGAAAGGCTACATCGGCAATTTGAGGGGAGCGAGAATTATTCGCTTCAATTCGAGCAAGAGTTAAATAAGGCGAGATTCTAGGGTAGGATTGGGGAGCCGGTAGAATCTAACAGACTGTTAAACCATAGGAGAGAGCAATGGCAGAAGAGCAGAAGCAAGAGAGCGAGAGCAAGCCAGAAGAGAGCAAGAGCGCCGAAAAGCTTGTTACGATGGACCTGCAAGAGTGCCGAATCCCAAAGAGAGGGAAGGGCGCAAAGGGAAGCGTAGAAGCTCAGGTTTTCGGAGTTCTCGAAATTGACGAAAAGACCGGAGTTCTGAAAAACGTCAAATACACGGGAGCCGAAAAGCTCGATACGGAAGCACTGATTCTGAAGCTCTCAGACCTGGGAGAGATTAACGAGATTCTTCTCAGGGGAGTTAATCAGATTCTCCGGTCGGCTGCTATCAAGTCTCAGGCAACAATGAGCCAACTTCAGCAGAAGATAATCCGAGAGGGGCACTGCGATACGCGGAAGGAAGCGAAAAAGCTGGCAGCCGCGTTGATTTCAATGCGGAAAAACATTGTCGAAATGGGATACGAGCCGCAAACGTTTGACGAAATGCTAGCGAAGCGAAAAGCCAAGCTAGCGGCAGAAAAGCCAAAGAGCTAGACCGGCTCCCGGCTCGCTGAAAGGGATTAGAGGGATTCTTTCTCTCTAGTCCCTTTTTCTTTTTCGTGGTATAGGTAGATTCTCTCGTTTCGTTTTTCACATAGGAGCGTATATGTCTGGAAAGTTTGGTTATGGTTCTCCCGTCCCTGCTCACGTTCTGCCGGAGTTCTTGCTCTATGCAGTTCTCTTCTCAATCTCCATCGGCTCAGACTCTAGTGCTTACGTTTACGGTCGGCTCATTGGGAGAGCCGGTCGGGAGATTCTTTGGCTTGACGAAATCGCTACCGTTACGGAGTTCGCAAAAGGGGAGAGCCAATGAGCCGGGGGAATCTGGAACACACCATTGAAGCTCTACAGCGGCAGATAGAGAGCGCCGAGAGGGGAGAGGGGCAGAACGTCACGGTAAACGATTACTACGCTCTACAGGCTGCTCTAGTGATTCTCCGATGGTCGAACGGGGAGCTAACGTCCGAGCAAGCCAACAACGCTCTAGCTGCCATCCGATAGCACCAGGGCGCCAATAGAGAGCCGGGAGCCGGGGAGTTAATCTCCTGCTCTCGGCTCTTTCCTTTTCTGCCAGCGATAACCCTACCGTTAAACAGAGAGCCGGGAGAGAGCAAGGCTAGCTCTAGTCTCTCGGCTCTTTCTCCTTCTTCTCAATAATCCAAGCTTGCAGTTAATCGAAGAAACACGAGCAGATATAGTGCCAGCAAAAACGACCGCACCACACCCACCCCACACCCCAAAATCAATGAGCCTCATCGCTGCGCGATTCGGAGGGAACCTTGTTACTAATCGTCATTGACCAAAAAAGAAAACAATTAAAAAAGAAAACAAACAAAAAAGAAAAATAAAAAGTCAATAAAATTTTTAGGACAGAAACTAGGACGTCCCAAATTTAGGACATCAAAAACCCTGAAAACCCCAACAAAATGGCCCGTTGATTTTGGGACACCCACTATGCTAATGTGGGCATGGCTTTTTAGCATTTATGTACATCACTAAAGAACAATTAGACCAGAGGTTAAATAAAACTTCTGTTCTGATTAAGGAAAGAGAACGCAAAGTAAGGAGTGCCGTAAATAGAGACGGTAAAGGTGAGGACCGCTTAACTCATGATGATAGAGTTGCTATTGGTATCTTAGGTAATGAGATTTCTAAAAAAGATGCAGCAGAAATAATGGGTGTTTCTGCTCAGACTGTTTCTCTTAACTCAAGAGGATTAGTTGCAGAGACAACAGGTGTTGATAAAGAATTAAGAGATGCAGTTGTTAATGGTTCTTCCTCCCGCCAAGAAGAGTTATCTAAAACTCAAGACAAACTCAAAGACGCATTAATATCCAACCTAGCTGCCGCAATCGGTCACGTTGCAAACAATCTTCATACTACAGATGCTCCAGAAGCAAGTAAGATTGCTGTAGATATGTCTAAGATTCTCGATAGAGTTTCCGGTGGTGATGATAGAAAGGGTAATCGAACCGCTATCATCATTAACGTTCCTGCCATGAAAGAAGAAAAGTCTTACCAATCCATTACCGTTTGATTAGTCTATACGGTATAGATTAGTCAAGTAACAGGAGAAAAAGAATGAACAGCAAGTTTGCTTTGATTACCTTTCTAGATGGTCCTCCTTCTGTGGGTGGTGGAGTACCAGATAACTCATTACCCGGACAGCCAGTATATCCTTCTAATGGATTACCGGGCGGTGGAGTTATTACGACTCTTCCAGTCTATCCATTCGACCCGACTTTACCAAATAATGAACTTCCTAATGGTGGTGCTTATCCCACTCCTGGTCCCATTGTTCCGGGAAAGAAGTTTATTGTTAAGTGGCTGGCATGTGTTGGATTGATTCTTGTTCCAGACAACGAATTGCCAGAAACAGCAGAACCTAAGTAACTGTTTAGTCTATAAAGGCTAGATAGTTAAACGTGTAAAAAGTCTTTCTCTCAACTTCCAAAGTTAAAACCAAGAGGATTTATGTATAAACTAGCTACTGCTGTGTTTCTTGTTCTTATCTCTTCTTGTACTAGAGTTTATGTTCCTGGACCAACTGAACCATCTTCTACTTACTATAGCAATAACCCAGGCTCAACAGGAACGCCAATTAACGTAAGCAAAGATACTATTGAATTTAGAGTAGTTGGTAATGCTTCTTCCGTTAAAGTTAGGTATAACAATTCAGTAGATGGTTTAGTCCAGGTAAATACAACGTTACCTTATATTGTTAATTTCCAAACGTCCAGCACAACTCTCTTTTTGTCATTGGATGCTACACCAGTTAGTTATCCAATCTCAACGTTTTCTCCGTTCCTTGCTGTTCAGATTCTTGTGAATGGTAATTTGTTTCGAGAAGCTACAGCATCGGACTTCCAGTTAAACACTCTGTCAGTAAGTGGAACCTATCGTAGATAAAGGGGATAAAGAAATGACTGACTTTAAGAAACCAGAACCAACACAGACTTCTACACATCCAAAGCCTGTTCCTACACCTAAAGTAGAAGCAGTCCAGACAAAGCCAACTTTAGCAGGAACTATTCTACCTCCACCGCCAAAGGAAGTAGAAAATACTATTCCAGATGGTGCCATTGATATTAACTTAGTCCGGCCGGGTTTTGGACCATTAGAAGGTTCTCCAAAAGAGAATGACCCAACCCAGCTAGCTAATCCTAACAATCCTCTTTCTCCAATCACCCGGCCACTCAATCCATCTAATCCAGCTAATCAGCCAGCTATGCAATCAGAGAAGCCGGCTAGCGAAGTTAGAATGTTTCAGACTTTGAATCCTCCTGTTTCTCTTGAAGCTCAGACTAAAGCTGCTGAAGAACGGAAGGCTAAGTTAGCTGAGTCCTTTAAGGGTATTAGTGACATTCTCACTGAGTTTGGTTCTGAGAGTGCTATTCCTCCAGGCCACGCTTATTGGGGAATGCTCAACGAACACCGTGCTTTAGCTAATCCCTAATTGGTAGTAGGGGTTTCTTCAAAGAGATAATAAAATGCTTACTAAACTAATCGGCGAAGGAACCCCTATTACTCATAGGGCAGTCAATACTGACCATGCTTCTGGTTTAGTAGGAGAAGATGTTGGTATTGGTCAGGAGCCAGAAGAGAGTGGAGATAGAGTCTGGGTATTGGATGCAATCCAGTATTCATATCTAGCTGTAGTATCAGGAGTCACTTTAGCTAAACCAGTCAGAGGCGGTATTGATATTATGGTTGGTGATAAGTTAAAGTGGTCTGCTGATATTCCTGACTTCACAGGAGTATTGAATCTCTATATTCCGTCCCAAGCAGATAAGGTTATTAGTGTCTTGCTTAAAGGAACTGACGGGTATATTGGGAAACTCAACGTGCAGTGGCATTTAGAGCCCGCGTAAGGAGTTAAAGTGGATAGAAAGTTGAGAGATATTATTTGGCTAGCTGGACTATTAGAAGGTGAGGGCAGCTTTGGTTTTTACAATGGTGGCCCAGTAATCCAGCTGAAAATGACTGACCTTGATATTGTAGAGAGAGCGCATAAGGCTTTAGGATGCACTTCTAAAGTCATGACAATCAATATGCCAGACCCTGAGCACAGCACAGCATACAAAGCTGTAGCTCAAGGGTCTCTGGCTATTGGTTGGATGTTCACTCTCTATTCCTTGATGGGCAATAGAAGGAAAGAACAAATCAAGGAAGTTATATCTCAATGGGTAAAGCACAGAGCAGTAAGCAATCCACATAGACATAAAGGCAACATTACTGTTGTAGGTGGAACTAAAGTCTGTTCACTACATGGTCCTGTTACTGGAATAAATGTTAGGTGGATTGGTAAATGGGTTTATTGTATGGGTTGCTATAGACCTAATTCTCGGGCTGCTTTACGCGCGTGAGCGCGGGCGAGGTTTAGGTCTAAGCAAGTTGCGCGAAGCGCATAAGCCACTCGTGCAGACTCAAGCAGTAAAGCGGTTGAGTAATCGGATGACTGAAGAAGCTAGGTTCCGGGCGGCCTCGATAGTGACGGAGCCAGGTAAGAGTGCCAACCTAATGGCACGCTCTTGAACTAAATGCAGACTAGCAGCATCCAAGTCAATTCGGTTGTCGAGCGGGAGTTTACGCCGACAAAGAAACAGAGTGATTTTATTGCTATTCCCTGGAGCGTGAAGGAAGCTCTCTACGGTGGAGCAGCAGGAGCCGGAAAGACAGAATTAATTATATGGCTTCCACTTATATATCAGTTTCACGAGCATCCGCTTTACAAAGGTATCATTCTTCGACGGAATCTGAAGCAATTAGAAACAGAATTAATATCACGTTCTAAAGAGATATATCCATCATTAGGAGCAGTATTCAATGAAACTAAAAAGAAATGGACATTTCCATCGGGAGCAGTCCAATACTACGGCGGCGCAGACAAAGAAGATGATATTCGTAAGTTCGACTCTGACCAATACAATCTCATTTCTTATGATGAAGCAACACACTTTACCGAGTTTCAGTACAGCTATCTTGTTATGTCCCGGCTTCGTTCTAGATGTGCCGATTTACCAGCAATAGCAAGAAGCGGAACTAATCCAGGAAACGTAGGACACGCTTACTTTAAGAACAGATTTGTTAAACCATTCAAAGAAGGATATAAGATTCTTATAGATTCAAAGACAGGATTAAAGAGATTATTTATTCCGGCTAGGATTCAAGATAACCCGGCTCTATTAGCAAATAATCCTCAGTATATTCAGCAGCTAATGTCGATGACAGAGGCTGAGAAAAAGGCAAAATTATATGGCGATTGGGATACATACGAAGGTCAAGTTTTTAAGGAGTTCAGGCTTGAACCATTATCAGATGAGCCTGGTAATGCGTGCCATGTTATTAAACCGTTTGATATACCTTCTTACTGGCCTCGCTTCATTGGGATTGATTGGGGCTATGCTGCTTACACAGTTATCTATTGGGCGGCTTTATCTCCCACTGGCAGAGTATTTATTTATAGAGAGTATGCTTTCAAAGAAAAGAAGATTGTTGATTACCTTACTGACCTTATCAATTTAACTGAGCCGGCTGAAAGAGAAGCTTTATCTAAAGTTAGAATTTGCCATTCAGCAGACCAGAATCGTGGAGAACCATTTACTATTTATGACCAGCTAACAAAAGCTCTAAGGAAAAATAACTTCCGTTGCCAGATTGAGTTAGGAGAAAAGAATAGACTAAACGGTAAGCTAACTCTTCATGAATATTTAAGATGGCAGCCTAAAGAAAATCCGGCTAGGTTATATGGTGGAGAGTTTGATAAAGGATATGCTGATAAGATTTTCCGTTTATATGGACAGACCGCATATGTTGATTATGTTAAAATGTTTGAGAAAGAAAAGGAAGAAACTAATCTTCCAAAACTACAGATTTTCGATACATGTCCACTACTGATTGAAACTATACCGGCTTGTGTATATGAGGATTCTCCTGAAGAGGGTAAAAAGGCAGAAGATGTTAAAGAGTTTGATGGGGATGACCCTTATGATTGTACTCGAATACTTCTATCCGGTATAAGAGAATATCAATTACAACATGCAAGAGAAGTAGAACATGCTGCAAAATCTGAAGAGGCACTTAGTCAACTTTCTGGTGGCGACCAAACTTCTTTTTACAGAAAAATGGAGTTCTTGGAAAGCAAGCAGGGCCACCAAAAGAGTAGTATATCATTTAGACGCAGAGGCTTTCGCCGCTATCATTAACTCTAAAGATGAATTTATTACTTACCTTCAAGATGAAATTGCAGAGTTAAAAGCTCAGATGAGAGATGATAAGCCTGAGCGAGTAAGAGTAGAGTCAGACTTTGTATCGAATAGAGGTTATAAATCTATTCATACTAGAGTTAGGGAACGTGTAATGGCAATGAGAGAAAAACATGCCGCCGTTCCAACAAAAGAAGAATCTCAGTATGAGAAAGTAGTAGTTGAATGATTCCTCCTACTGAACAAGCTACTGAACAAACGGATATGCAGGTCTTGGGTAGTTCTGAACAAGAGAAACCCAAGCAACCTACAGCTATTCCGGATGATTATAAAGCAGTCCTTACTACTCTACTTTCTCTTTGTGAGAGAGAAGATGAGGCTGTTCATTACTCTTGGATAAGAAAAGCTAAAAGATTAGAACTCTATTTCAATAATATTGTAACTTTATTTTGGGATGATACTTCCGCTGATTGGGCAATACCTGATTGGGATGAAAAAGAAGCTGACGGAGTTCCTCCTCGGATTATTAATATCTATCGTCCGCACGGTGAGTCTATTATTGCTGCTCTTTCCGTTGGTGTACCTTCTGTTCTTTTCTTTCCTACTGATGCTGACAATGCTGACGATATTGATAAATCTGAGAATTTCTCTGCATTAGCTAAGATTATACAGAAGCATAACAAAGCTAAGCTACTCTATATTAAGATTCTCTCTATCTTCTTTAATCAAGGCACGCCATTTGTTTATACTTATGCTAAGAAAGATAAGAAGTTTGGCTTTTATCAAGTAGAAGAATCAGCTTTAGAAGAGCAGACTTCATATAATCATTCTTGCCCTACTTGTGGCTATGATTTTGGTGAAGGTGGAATGGAGCCAGTCTCCAATATTCCCTGCCAGTCCTGTGGACAAACTATTACTACAGAAGTAACTCCACAAACAGTTCAAGTTTCTGTTCCTATTCAGGTAGATAAAGAAAAATCCCGCATTGTTATTGACCCGTTTGGTGTATTAAACGTTAAAGTTCCCTACTCTGCTCGTACTCAAGAGCATGTAGGCTTCCTTATTCTCAAGTTTGACCAATCAATAGCTTCACTTCGCTCTATCTTTTGTGTTCCTGGTCCTAATGGAGAGGAACCTCTAGTAGAAGATGTAGCTTCATCTACTGCTGATACGTCAGTAGACTCTACTATTCGCTATCCTTCTGTCTATCTTAACAACCAGCCACAAAATACAGCAGTAGTTAAGTGTGTTTGGTATCGTCCTTGGCAGTTTGAGTTAGTAACTGGTAAAGCCGACTCAGTAAATAGGGATATTGTAGACCAAATTAAGAAGAAGTATCCAGAAGGTTGCTATGTTATCTATATTGGTAACGAACCTGTTGAAATTAATGGTGAGAATCTAGATGAGCATTGGACGATTGGGTTAGACCCACGTTCTTCTTCTATACATGCCGAACCTTTAGGCACTAATCTTGCAATGATTCAAGACATTAATGCAGAAATTGATGAACTTGAATTACAGACAATGGAACATGGTATTTCTGAGCTATTTATCGCTTCAGATGCCATTGATTTCAACAAATACTCCGATAATCAAGCCAAGCCTGGTAATGTTACACAGGCATTTAAGGAACCTGGTAAGAATATTGGAGATAACTTCTATGAAACTAAGACTGCA